GTCGTCGCCAGCCTCAACAGTCTCAGGTTGCGTCTCTTGAGTGGTTTCCGCTTCCACTACCTCGTTTGAGGTTTCTTCGGATTGCTGAATTTCTTCAGTCATATAAATTTGTCTCCATCTGTGGGAAACGCGCTGCTATCACAGCAGTGCAACATCTTTTAGATGCTATGTGGTTGATTGTACACTAGATTGCACGTCTGTCAAAAACTCGGCAAGCATTTCACCTACCATCTCTCTCAACTGACCCTCATCTGGCACCATTTTGGCTATTGCGTCTATCTGATCCGTCTGCGCCTTAGCCTCTGCCGACATCCTGTCAGTCTGCGCTTCGTACTCTTTAACTTCTGTCTCTCGATTCTGGATGGATGCCTCAAACTTGGCCTGCATGGCCATTACAGCCTCCTGAATCATGCCGTCAACCTGATCAGGCGTTATCAAGCCGTTTTCATCGTCATCCAGTAACTGTTGTGGCACCATCTTCCTCAACCGATCGGCTATCTTGTCAGCACCAGGCCAGTCCATCGCTTTCGCTATCAGATCCATCACCGCCTGTCCCGCTGCCGGTACAGCCTGGACAAAGGCCATCATGCTATCCGCAGCTTCAAGCCGCTTTGTCGCATAACTCGGGCCTGATTCGACAATAACATCGTATCGACCGACCGTTATGTCATTGATCTTGTTAATACTGCCGTCTTCTGCCTTCTCGCGTTGATTGATAGGCACCATCTCGTCCTCATCATCGATACCGACAATGCGAACAACCTGGGCATTACTTAAATACTTAGGCAGAACATCAACCAGAACGCGTCCACAATGACGAATAGCGCGGCCAAGATTGTCTACATAGTGATATGTCCCGGTATCAGCCTCTCTCTGACGGGCAATAATAGCCCTGCCTGACTTCTCATTACTGGCCGCACCTAGTCCGGCGTCATAAATACCTACTACCGATTTCATGTCCTCAGAGGCTAATTGGGACATCTGGATATCGGCAGCACCTGCAAAAGTGGCAACATTACGCTGTGGGGGCGGAGCTAACGAACCCTCCAGACTGACAGGCTTGTACTCCAGATAGGCAAACGGCACACGATTAGCATTCTTCCACTGATTCTCATGGCCCTCGAACTGGCCCTCTGCCCCGACATACGGCGCTTTCGACTCCAGGGCGCCCTTCTCTGTGGCTGAACTGATCCAGTAGTTATACATCCGCTGTGAGTCTTTCTGTGGGCGGATCAGACCTTGCAAGATGATCTTGCCATCGACCTCGAATTCCTCTCCAATCACCCGGAACACAGGGATATACCGGCATGGGAACACAGTCTTTTCAAGCACGGAATTGCCTGAAATCTTGCGAATTACACAGCGCGTGGTCTTGATCGGGCGAGCAATGACGATTTCCTCTGGATCTACATCGCCCTTCTGCTCTTCAACAATGATCTGTGTCCCGTCCTTCATCATCGCCAGGGTGCGCTTTTGACCCTCTTCAACAGAATAATAGTCGGCAACCAGGATCTGACCTTCCCTTATCCAGTCAGGTGCGTACTCACCCAATCCCTGCGAATCAAGCCCGGCCATCCGTTCATCGCCGTACTGTTCTTCGAACTCTGCCGTTGATAACCACTCATCCACAAATCCAAACTTACAATCAGCCCCAGCCGGATCAATCCCGTTAGGGTCAAGATGGACTGCGAACATGTTGCGTATGCGCTCGTAGGCGAGTTCCTGGTCGAACCCTGTCTCTTCCTCAAGGTATCGCGTGATCAGCCGCCAGTAGCCCTCTCCAGTCCTTGCAGTGGACTCCAGAGCGGTGTCGTAGGCTATATCAGCATCTGTGCGCTGCTCGATGTCCCGAATCAGACCCATAAGAATCTCAGCGGTTTCCTGTGTAGCCTCTCCCCCGGTGGGAAATACCTTGATCCCTGGTGAGTTCTGGCGGCCATCGTTAACCACCTGACGCACATATTGACCGGTCTTGTTCACCGTCAAACAGGGTCTGGCACCACTGCTGTCCATTTCTCGCTGGAATCGTATACTCTCTGGCCATTGATCACCTGCGGCAAACTTCAGATCCTGCTCAGCCTGCGCCCTGGTGGTGGATTCGGCCTGTAAGCAGGTGCTCCGGCGCTTTCTGGCAAGCTCAAGGACTTTATCCTCTGCATCGCCGGTTTCTGCTGTGTAATCAATCACGCCATCCACCCCGCTCCGTCTGGTATGTAATCGCTATATCGCGGCTCCTGCGCTCGTTTCTGCTCTTGTTTCTTCACTGTTCTGATTATTCCCGGAAATAGTTCGGCCAGTACCCATATCCATGCGTCTGCATTATTGGGTGAATCGTCGCCAAGATACCCTACCGTGCTGAAAGCTGTCAATTGGGACTCTAATTCGTCAAATCGGCCCACGTGGCGGACTTTCCCCTGTTCGTACAAGGCTGAGAATGGCTCTGCCCTGACCGCTTTGCCTCGACTAGCGCTCACTTTACGGTAGGGAACACGCTCGTTCTGTGTCTTGATCGTGTACCTGACCATAGCGCCACCAAAGTTTTCCTCACCGACGATACAGTCGCCTGAATGCCTGTCCCAGGCGTCTACAGATACCTTACCCCATGTTCCAGGGCCTGCTTTGACTGTGCAGTCCTCCAGCAAATAAGCGTTGCCGTCTGTGCCCAATGCGCCAACGACTATACCGATTGCGTCATTGTCCACGTTATCAACGTCATCGGCGCCAGATGGGTCTACACCGACCACAACACGGACAAAATCGGGGACACGATCACCGTCAAGTATCCGATAGGTGTCAATGTCCTGCTCGAGGAAAAGCTGACCTGGTGTGGCATCTGAGTACTCGCCCTTGATAAATCGCTTCTGACTCCTGCTGGACATCGATGTGAGAACGTCAAAGTACTCTTTCGGCAGATTCTCCCGGTTATCGTCGGGATTCATCTTCATGACGGCGTAATTATCCGGATTACGAATCGGCTCCTTGCTCTCGGGATTCTTGTGCAAATAGAATAGTTGATAGACCCAATGCGCCTTTGAGGGCGGGTTACAGTCGTAGAACATTCTCAGTTTGAGTTGCCTGTCAGCCTTGCCCTTGATCTTCTGCATAACAGCCTGTGCAAGCCTTGTCATGACCAGCTCGACCGCCTTCCAGCTAATCTGCGAGCATTCAACCAGATAGATCGTGGCGTACTCATTACCCAGGATCTTCTCTGTGCGCTCCTTGTCATCAAGGCCACCAAACCAGATCTCCGAGCCTTCACCGATCTTGGCATACCAGTCTGTCTTGTCAATCGAGTACTGAACGCCAGGGAAGCAAAGCCGCATCATCTTGGGAAATGTGTCCAGAACGACCGATTGCTTGCAGTGGTTGAATCTGAAGCGCAGGACTGCGTGTCTGGATCCAGGGGCCTTGAGGGCGCGCATGGCTATGTTTCTCAGGTGTAGAAACGTCTTGCCAGACCTTGAGCCACCATCAAACAGGATATGTGTAGCGGGCGATGCGACGATGTTGAGTGCGTCTTCCTGCTTTGGGGTGAACTTGAATTTAGCCATTGTTAACTATTTCGACAAGCGGTTTTGATATATCCCCACGATCCACGACACTCAAGTTTGTAAGTCATTGATTATTTGCTTTATTATTGGTTGATAAGTAACCAATTGCCCTTAAGTAACCGCTTACAGCCCTTAAAAACGCCTCACCATCTTTATTATCTGGAACTAAACACAACTGAACACGTAGTAATAGCTCGATGATCAGCATACGAAAGTTGTTCATATCGCCTCGTCCTTGTCCGTTGTCTGGATGATTACCTGACCTGTGTGTTCCTGTTCTGTCTTGTCTTTCCAGCCGAAGTTGTTCTTCAGGCTGAAGATGGATCCTGTAACTGCTTGACCTGCAAGCCTTTGTTCAAGTGACATCTCGATTCTTTGCTTGGCTCTTTTTACTGTACCAAGAAATTCTTCCTTCGCTTCATAGTTCCTTAATGCTTCTGTGCTCATACCTAGTGTATAAGCAAGTCCTGATACTGTTGGGACTTCATCTACTATGTCGTTGATTATTAAGAGTTCTTCTTTTGATTTGCCGGCGGCTACGTCGATATCGTTCTTGTTTGAGTGGCAGGCGAGGAAATACAGGTCAACAATATTCTGCATCTCTTCGGGTGTTTCGTATTTTGGAGGTCTACCGGCTGGCATTATAAGCTTGATAATACTCTGTTGATTTCTAAAGGATTATTTGCACGTTCCTTGATTCTAGCCATCTCTTCATCGGTCCATTGTGGGCGGCGCTCTTTCAGGTATTCCATCTCGCCAACCGCATTCCCCCGGTAAACCGCTTTCAGGTTATCGCCTGCTGCGCCATTGTTGAACAGGCGCTCTGCTTCGTCCAGGGATTCCTCGTCGTGGTATTCAAAGACTATGGTTAGTTCGTTCATCAACGACCTCTGCCGCCTCTGCCTTTTCCCTTACCCTTGCATTTGCTTGAAATCATTGCAATTTCCTCTTTGTTTTGTGGGATTACCTTATATTACACGTACTTATCACACATTCAAACGAATTTGTGTAGATTTAAATGGCATTTTCTACAAACCCATACTACTTCCAGTGGTGAATTGTAGTCTTCATGGTGCATCTCTGAATTTTCTGAACCACACTTTGAACATTTTTTCATATTTATATCTTATTTATCAATATCATATAAATAATAACCCGACTATGGTTGTGAGTCTATCTTGATCTGTATCAACTTTTACATCTATTTACACTGA